GTAGCAGAATTTACTGGTCTTATGGGTGTTGAATGTATTGAAGAAGCAGGAAAGCAGTTAGGCATGAGATGTGCTTTGACTGGCGAGTACAAGCTAGGAGGGAACTGGAGTGAAACCCACTAAGAAAGATAGAAAAAAGTTTGACCTTGATTTACAATATGGTTCTATACGAGAAGATAGAATAGCAGAGATGTTAACCAACAAAAAGATTGAGGTTAAATCAGAAAGAGATATATGGGTAGGTACTAATAATATTTGTATTGAGTATGAGTCTTGGGGCAAACCTTCTGGTATTCGTGCTACTGAATCAGATTATTGGTTTCACAACCTCTGTATTGGGGATGAAGAATACTGTACTTTGGTTTTCAAAACTGAGGTACTCAAAAAGATTGTAGATAAATTAGATACTTTTAAAACTGTAAGTGGTGGCGACCATAATGCTAGTAAAATGTTTTTAGTTAATTTACCTAAATTATTTTCAACAGATGTAATAAAAGCATTTAAGGAGTTAGATGATGATACCAAAAAGTAATAAAAACGAAGAAGAGTTTGACTTAATCAAACCGGACAACTATAATAAGTTCACATCCGAATCAGGGCATTGGTACACTCAAGAAGGAGAACCGATGTACACTATCATTGGTGCTAATGGTAGGGAAAGAAATACCACGTTAAGAGATGCTAAAACACTAGGTTTAGTACCCTCTGTCACAACGATTATTGGTATGATAGCTAAACCATCTTTAGAAAACTGGAAAATAAATCAGGCTTTAAACTCAGCACTATCTTTAGAAAAACATGAAGATGAATCGTTGGACGAGTTTTCTGCTAGATGTAAATATGATTCTAAAAAGATTAGTATTGAAGCTGCAGAACAAGGTACTAAAATACATGGCATGATTGAAAGAGGTTTTTTAGGTAAAGAGAAAACTAAACCTTATAAAATTATTAAAGATTGGTTAGATGAAACTTTTCCTAATGAAGATTGGATAGCAGAAGATTCTTTTTGTGCTAAACAAGGTTATGGTGGTAAGGTAGATTTATATTCTAAATCAGGAATATTTATTGACTTTAAAACAAAAGATAACTTAGAAGGTAAAGACCCTGCTAAATTAGTTTATGATGAACATGGTATGCAACTTTCAGCCTATGCTCAAGGTTGTGGTTTTAAAAAAGCAGAACGAGTATCTATTTTTGTAGACCGAAAAGATACTGACATTATTTTGTACCATGTTTGGGATAAAGAATCACACACTAAACACTTAGGAATGTTTAATAATATTTTAGAGTATTGGAAACTTGCTAAGAACTATGACTCTACTGTAAAGAAAAATGGCAAGAAGAAAACCAAGAAAACCAAGACCTAAAAAAGAAGCAGGTGTTCCTAGAGGCTATGACAGTCATTGGGAATACGAAATACATCAAAGATTATTTAATAAGTGGCTGCATCATTACGATACGGTTAGTTATAATATTCCTAAAAAATACGAACCTGATTTTGTCAGAGTATTTGATGATGAAAAGGTTATCTTAATTGAAGCTAAAGGCAGGTTTTGGGATTATGCAGAGTATAGTAAATACATTCACATTCGTGATGCTTTACCTGA